GTTGAGAATCCACCATCTGCTAGTTGTGAAATCTGTGCAGGGAGCTGTTCTGTTACCGCACCCATGGAATAAACGAGAGCGTTCGAGACGAAAGCTATGGTGCCGTTATAGAGTGTCTTCTGTGCAAACGTCGGGAGCGAGCCAGTGAAGTATCGTAGTGGCTTTAATTGCCTGCCAGCGATGTATCCGATTGCAAACCCTCCAGTGAAAGAGAGGTCTTTATATGCTACAAACATCACACCATTCACGGCCATGATAAATCCAATCTGCGTGCGTCCTACCGCAGTTTCGTCTGCGAGAATCGAGGTGATTGCTCCACCGTCGTAGAGATAGATTTCTGAAGTAGCCCTGTTGGTACCTGAAGTCACTCCGTAATTGACCGCTATCCACCATTGGTTAGCATGGAAAGCTACGTCAGCTACTTCGGCACCTGCCGCGAAGTCGAGTTTTGTGGGAGCGATCGTAGTACCTGTAGAGACGTATGTTCCAACGTAGCGCCCATTTCCGAAAAGCATGATGTCTTGCTTCGTTGCTACGGGGTGCGGTGCGCTTTGAAGTGCCGCTGCTCCTGTCGGTATGGTTGAACCCCAATCGTCATCGAAGGTAGTCACGAGGTCATATTTTCCAATATCACCCCCTGAAGACTTATTGAAGAAATAATAGAGTGCCCCTTGGAAATCAATACATGACGAACCCGAGGTTGCACTAGTAATAGCACGAGGGAATACACCACCTGAATTAGTTACAGTCGTCGCGCTTATCTTGTGAACCTTAGTCGTCGAAACTGCGTACGTTGCATCGGTTGTTACCGGCTTATCCAGTATGAAATTGACTAACTCTGTAATAGCGCCCGATTCCGTTCCGTTGGTAAGTGTTGAGAGTCCGGGGCCTTGTGTGAGAAGTCCGGGCTTAGTAATTACATCAACGTTCGTCGCAACACTATAATGACCGGATTGCCCCTTCTCCGTGAGAGTATCGAGGTGTGCTAAAGGAGATTGACCTACATTAAAGTCCTCCAATACCAGTGTGAATATGTTGTCATTTGTTGCCATTTAGAATCCATCAGGCTTTGTTGTAAAACCTGAATCGCTACTTAGTGCGCCCTGTCCGTAGTCTTCACCACGAACCGAAATTGCGGGTCTGTCATCCACATTTCGTGTGGCGTAGTGGTTTACCAATTCCATCTCTAGTCCCGATCCAACATCCCGTTCAGTTGGTGGACTACCTATTTTTGTTCGTATTTTCACCGCTCGTGAATCCAAGTCATTTATCTCGCAGTAGTCGAGTGCCCCATGAAGTGAAATAAGTCGGTGGAAGTGAGTAGCGAAGCCGGGTGTTTTCGTTGTATCCGATGTCGTGAAATAAGAAGCCCCACGCTGGTATTGAATCTCAAGTCCTCCCGTTGAAGCGTAGTTAGGCGTTGGCGAGAGATACACCCAGTTTCCTAGTAAGTCGTAAGAAGTTGGAGTACCTGTATCGGTAAGCTGTGAAGGTGTGTAGTTTCTCCTGTCCTTCTGAGGCAGATTTATAAATGTGCCCGCGCTGTCTTTTATGCGTACTCCATTTACCTTTAGCCATGTAACAGAAGTTGCGTATTTCTTGGTTCCCGATGCAAGGTTAGTAGTAACATCCAGTATCTCCGTGCTCGTATTATTCGTATCATCATGTTGCCACCTCCCGTCTGCTCGTAGGATGAGTGATGTACACCTATCGAGAGCGAAGTTTGCACTCCTAGTGAAACTCTTGAGAGTGAGAGATGTTGTATCGGTAAGATAGTCAATTCCACACCACTCCCTCGCATCCGAGTAGAGATCGAGGCTGTTGGTTTCACTATTGTACTGCATACGCGGCTAGTAATTCTCCTTCTTTCCTACAAAGCTAGCCCACACTGCGCCGTTAGTGGTTCCTGAAAGAGACATAACTGCGCGGACGTAGCGAGTTGGCGTTTCAACAGTGAGTATTTTTGATCCCGTGTCCATCTTCGGCCCAACTCCTGCACCTCCGACTGTCGTAGAAGCATAAACCCATGTATAGGAGTTAGCTGGTGCCGCGGCGTATACAGGCGTAGTTGTTGAACGAGAACCAAGATTGTCTGCAAACCACGAAACTCCATCATCAGAGTATTCGTAACCCCAGTTCAGTGTAGAACCTGTAGAGGATGCAGTGAAATAGATTTTGAGCACTGCACTATCAGTAGCTATGATTGATGTGTTTGAATACACATCATAGGTGAGTGTTGTGGTCGCAAGGCCCGGAGTCATGTACGTCCTCGTCGTTGTTGCCGCCGCCGTTGGTTTGTAGATGAAGTTCGATGGGTTGGCGTTTGCACTACCTACCCAGAAAGAAAAAATAAGAGCAATCCCTACCATGAGGGATGCGCCTAAGAATGCTTTTGTTTTTATGGTCATATAAATATGTTATTGGATAATGTTCTTGCCCCTATCCTCTGCACCAGATGGAGTCCGTTGATGCAGAGTAAGGAGCGAGAAACTAAATCGCTGTCGACATGAATACCGCAATATCGGTATCAGATCGACGAATGAAGTCGAGTACCGCCGCCCCTCCTGAAAGTACCGCCTTCGTTGACGATGCTGTTTTCAGAAGTGTGCCTGCACCTCCCGCAAGCGTGAGAGTCGCTGTACCGGTATTTACTACAACAATCCTTCGCATATCACCTGTCGCGGGGACAAAGGCTGAAAGCGTTGTTGAAGCTGGAAGCGTTGCAGTTAAAGTACCAGTTACGTTGTGCATAACGGTACTTATGTCTGTAAGGCTTGCCGCCGTATACGTTGACGAACCTCCGGAAGAGGTAGCAAACGTCGATGAGAAGATCATTCCTCCACCAAATATCACCTTCCCAGTGTTTTCAATCTCTAGTCGAGTCGCCGCAACACTACCAGCATGAAGTCCTTGGAGGAAGGACTCGGTCTGGTAGTGTGTTGGGCCTGTTGCAGTTGCGCCGAGATCGAGCGTAACCGCTTTCTTTGCCAAGTACAAGACTCCGAATAAGAGCGTTAAAGCAACTAACACTCCTATTGCTATGTTTTGTGTAGTCATAGTGTTAGCTATTAGTTGCTGTTAAGCCCAATCCGATGTGCTTGCGTCAAGATTGACACGAACCATTTCTCGCGCTCCGTCAGCGAATGTCTTCTTCCCGTAGCCGAGAAGTGACTTTACAATGTCAGAGAACTGATCTGGGTCTCGTACAACTTCCACCTTAGGCGGAATCTGCACAATCATATCTATGCACCCCTTCACGCAAAAGAGTGCATCCTGTCGCTTTGACGTGAAGCTATCTGTCGGGTCTGTCAATGTTTCAGCGACAACAATGTCCCCGTAACCAGTAATGGTCAGAGTGTCAGCTGCTGCATCATCGACCGCAAGAAGTCCTCGTTTCTGCCACAAGAAGCGGTTTTCCGATGAGACATCAGAGAAGTCTGTATCTACCGTACCAGAAACCGTACCACCAGTACCGTTGTTGTAGTTGATGAGGTCACGGATAAAGGTACGAGTCGTGTCAACGTTAGTACGGATGTCGGCCCACGCAGACGCGATAAGCGTTGCATGTAGCGTAATTACCACACCAGCAATGGTAATCGTGTCGCCGTTCGTTGGCTGGGTAACAAGACTCAACACCGCCGTGTAAGGAAGGTTGTTAGTGTAAAGAATGTCCCATCCGAAGAGGTTTGCTACAACTCCACGAGTGTTCACGCCATCTCCGAATGAGGTAGCGCGAGCCGCTTGCTGAAGTTTCAACTGTCCAAGGAAGTGTCCACCGACAAGTGCCGTGCGTCCTTGCTTAGATGCGTCAACAGCATCCAATTTCGTGTCAGCTGCAATGAAGAACTGAGGAACGGTGTTGGTGTTGACCACAGCGTTTGATCCTGCGGTTCCGCCAACGTTACCATCGTCCAGTGTCCACGTTGCGCTGGTAACTTCCGCCATAACCGCCTGTTCGATAGCATTGTTATGGGCTTTCATCATCTTGTTTGAAATGTTAGTTCCAAGCTCGATGATGCTTTGCTTCTGTTCTGTGTCGTCAATCGTAACAAGTGAAGCCGACCATGTTGCGATAGAAAGAGTTTCTTTTGTTGCCGTCACTGCCTTCGAAGCGATGTCCAAGCCTGGTGTGTACGTCACGCGTACAGGGTGCGAGACAATCGTCCTGTGAACCGAGGAACCT